CATATAATTATAGTACTTAATACGGTATTCATTATATTCGTCCTTAGTTGCTAATCTATTTTTGGGTAATCTTGGCATAGGCTTAATTTGTTCAGGTTTTCCGTCTTTTCTAAATAAACATTCTGTCTTTTTAAATTCTTCTTCATCTTCTGAATCAGATACTTCTTGTCGTCTTCGTCTATTTTGCCTTCTTCCTTGTTCTCTCATGTTATTATATTTTGTAGTTGAAGGCAGGTGCTGATTTCGTCTTACATATCTCTCATAAGGTTCAATCTGTACAGTACAATCTAAACCAGCGCGTTCTGAGACTTGTTTACAATAATTATCATATTCTTTTCTAGAAACTAATCTATTTTTAGGCAAACTAGGATATAGTAATTCTTTGTCTACATCTTCTTCTTGCTTTACTCTATTCATTTGTTCTTCCATATCACTAAATTTCAATATATTTGTAGGTTTAATAATATCTATATATTCATAATGTCTAGCTATTAAGGATTTACCGTAACAATTATAACAATTAAAATCTTCATGATAATTAAAAGGAATATAATCAACTAACTGTCCATTGTACAACATAACATATTCATTTTTATAGTCACTTAACTCATAAGTACATCCACAATAAGGACAGTGACGCAATAAGAAATCTATAGGTGTTAAATATTGGTTAATTATAGAATCTCTAAAAATACCTAAAGGGTGATTTCTAGGAACTTTATTTAATAAATCTGCATATTTATTTCCTAAATTTAAAGTTAATTGATATTTATTTTCAAATGAATAAAAGATATCGCTAAGGTCTATTGGTAAAATATTATGTATTGAAATATTTTGTAGATTACGTTCTAAAATATTAAATTCCTTACAATCTCCAAAATCATTAATTAAGTAAAAGTATTTATTAAGATAAGTATTGTTATGTGAGTCTATGTTACCATTTAATGCATGAATTAACTTATTACGCTGTTTAGCCATTTCTTCCAATACTGTTGATGCTTGAAGAGCAAACAACATTTCATCTTCCAAACTCTCATAGAAAGCGTTTGGATTAAAAAGGTCCGTATCCGTAGTCCGTTGTATTAAAAATAACTTTTGCCTCTCAATAACGTCTTCAACAACATAAGTTTGTCCAATGTTGAGCTCTGCAAGTTCATAAACCATCTTCCATCCTTCCTCTTCATTAAAAGTTACTTTAAGTGCTGGGGTCTTCTTTAATTGGGTGATTTTATTCTTCTTCTCAACTCCATTCTTCGTCAATTTCTTTTTATATAAGCCACAAAATGGGGCTCCGACGAAATGGTAATGATAAAAATCATCACCTACTGCAGTCATATGACCAGCAGCTAAGATGTTAAGTTGTTGTTCAAATGTCAATGACATATTGTTGATGTTGGTATGCTTACCCGCAATGATAAACTTCAATTTATTTGATATTTCTCAGTTGAATAATCACAATATTATTCTTCAATTTATTTTCAATGTACAACCACAATGTTATACTTCAATTAGTTGAATAATCGCAATATTATTCTTCAATATCTGGTTGTATAACCACAATGTTATACTTCAATGAGGGTGAATAAGCGCTATCTTATTCTTCAATTTTAAATGATTCGGATCAAGCCGCTGTTGATCCTCCAAAAGAATGCCTGGTGTTAACGTCCA